CGTCAGGCCCTGATCGGATGCATACATTTCAATGGCGAGCATCACTTGCCCGTGCCGTATACCGTACGGGATCAAAGTTTTGCTCAGGAATTCGTCGCGGATAACGATGTTCCTCCGGGGCCAAGCTATTGACTGGCTGACCGAAGCCCGCTGCCCTTTCCATTGCATGCTGTCCATCGCGGCGCAGGCCCTGAGCAGATAACGCACCTGTTCATTTGTGCTTCCCGGGACTGGATAGCGGTAGTAACTGCCATGGAACAGCAGCGACTCAAGGTCTGCGTAGCTGTTCGCCGCTGGATTGGCTCCAGATCCGTGCTCAACGATGATCATGGCGCGCCCTTTGAGGTGGGCGGTCAGTTTACACCGGCACGTTTGAACATTTCCGGCTCGAGTTCTTTCAGTTCTGCCAGGGTCAGCGGCTTGAATGATTTGTTGAGCTGCAACTTCGCGAACTTCTCGGGTGAAAGTCCCCCATTGCGGAACAGCTTTCCACGTACGGGGCCCAGCGCCGCATCCTGAAAGCTGGCTGGCTGAGTTGCCAACCAGGTGTAATACGTCAGTGATGCGTCGACCTGCCCGCCGCCGTCATCACCGATTGAAGCGCGAGTAGCGCCATCGGAGAAGAAGTCATCGAGCCTGGTCACCGCCGTCGTGGTCGATCGGCAGTTGATGTGTGCCGGAGGAAGCGGCCCTTTACCGACCTTGAAAACCCGGCCGTCGAGACCCTTGCACTGCTGCGAGGTCTTCCGGTCCAGCGTCGACACCCAGCGGTAGCCCTGAACGACATCAGGGTTCGCCTTCAGCGTCTCCATCCGCGCGGTCGTGGCCACATGCTGGATCGCGGTCTGCACGACCGATGCCGCATTGCGGTTGCTGATCGCCAGAACGCCGTCAGTGAAGTTCTGTGCGGCGGTACCGCGAACAGCCTGGATGATTTGCGCGTTCGTCTGGCCCTGGCCGAAGCCCAGCCTGATGGTGTTGGTGACTCGCATCGTCTCGGCGCGTGTCCAGCTGCTGAGGAACGGCTTCAACAGCTTTCCGCCGTCGAGCCCGGTTACCTGCAGCGGATAAGAGAATACCGCCGCGCGGATCACCGCGTTGCTCGGCACGACCGCATCAATCGAGAATGCATGATTCAGGCTGCTGGCTTCGAACGTCGACTCATAGAGCGCGATGTCTACCAGATCAGCCTGAACCACATCGGCATAGGCCTTGTAGATGTCGAGCAGCTTACCGTCGACCCGCGCGAGGAACTCTTCCAGGCGCTGGCGGCTGTAGGTCGTCAGTTCCTTGCGGGTCAGCTGGTCCCTCACAACCGTGTCGATCCGGCGCAGGTACTTCTCGAATTTTTTTACCTCACCAGCTTTAAGCCGCTCGATCATCACCGAGTGCCGGGTCGTCTGCTCCAGCAGCTGCGCGTCCTGTTCTGCCGGTACCGTCGCCATTGTCATCGTCCAGGTTAATACCAGCGGACTCACGTTCGTCGCTGATCAGTTCCGACTCGTCGTCGTAGCCCCGCTCTGGCAGCTTGCCTGTGGTGAGGTAGAGCCAGTAGGTGTCCGCGCTGACGGTGCCGGCCATCACGGCCTTTTGCAGCTCTGCCAGAACCTGAGGATCGACCACCGGTGTAATGAACTCAGGCTTAACCGTGAACGTCACATCATCGGGGTTGTAACCGGTCCATTCAGCCGCATACCGCAGGCCTTGCTCGATCGCTTCTGCGACGGACATGACGATGCTGTGCAGCGTGGCGTGCTGGTCGTTCTGGCGAGTCTTCCGGGCTTCCCCCGACTCAGTACCGCCGGTGGCATCCATCACCTTGGCACCTGCTTCAAGCGCAGCGCTCTTCTGATCACTCATCGCCGTGCGAACCGCCTCGATCCCGGCGCCCTGAAATTCCAGATAGCCGCACGAACCGCTCGGACCCAGATCCCAAGCCGCCGATGGGCCGGTTACGGTAAGCTCGACTTTCTCGTCCAGCCCGGCTACCCACGGCTGCGGGTGACTGGTCTGGTGCAGCGCGGTGAAGTAGTCGGCACTCAGCTGGTAGGACTTCACGGCGGCGCGCGCCATTGTCAGCAGCGGGACTTCGTCGACGTCCGGGGAGTTGTCGGTAGAGCCGCAGTAGATGACCGGCAGGTAACCCAAGCCGCGCACCAGCTGATTATTGTTGCCGATCGTGCCGAGTGGTCGCTCGTCCTCGACCAGCTCGCCGCCCTCGTCGCGCACCGCCGTGTAGCAGACGTCGCCAACCATGTAGAACTCGCGGTAGACGGTGACGCATTCGTGACTGTATCGATCCTCGGACTTGCGCCGGAATTCGCGGAACACAGCCAGTACCAGGTCCTGCCGACCGCCTAGGTCCGCTGTGTCCCAGTTGATCGCATTGCGGGTGGCATAGGTCGAGAAGTACGGCTTGCCGCTATCGTCGACGTTCACCACCAGCGGGATGCGCCCGTGGGAGACGGTCTGGCGCACCATGCGCAAGAACAGCTGCTTGAGGGCGAAGCCGTCAGCAGTGGCGTTATCTTCCAGATCCTTAAGCCCAGACGGGAGGCTGATCTCAGGGATGAGCCGGGAGACCAGGCCCATCATCGGGCGCAGAGAGTCTCGCACCCAGTGCTCATACTGAGCCCGGTCGCGGTAGTTTCTGTAGAGGTAGGCATTCCCTGCCGCATCGATCTTCTCTGCCTCAACCATGCCAGATGGCTTGGGCAGATACTTCGCGCTGCGATTGATCGCGCATTCACCTTCGAGCGCGTCGTCCATCATCTGCCACTCAGGCAGGTGTACGTCGTACTCGGGATTTGTCGATTGAACTGGCATCAGGCAAGGCCTCCTATACGGCGCAGGCCGGATGTTTGTGTCTTAATCGGGTATCGCTTGGCGATGAAGTAGCCAGCCGCGTCGTTCATGTGGTCGTGACCCTTCTTCGGATCTTTGTCCGGCTCACCTTTTTCGGTGTAGGTCTGGCGTTCTAGGCACTGGGTGAACTGTGGGCACTGATCAATGTTGACCTTCAGCCGGCGCTCACCGTAGGTATTCAGGAACATGGCGTTCATTGAGTTGACCCGGTCCTTGACGCCTGGGTTTGTTGAGTCGACCACAACCGTGAAGCCCGCTTTCTTGAGCAGCGAAAGATCAGATTCGCTGGCATTTTTACTACTGGTGTTCTGGCCGCTAGCATCTGGATAAACCGCTATCTCATGCTTGGTAAACCGCGCCTTAATCTTCTCGATCATCTCCGGCGTATCGCGCACCTTGTGGAACTCATCCAGCGCCAACGGCAGGCCATCACGTACGACGAACACCACGGCGCTCATCTTCATGACGTTGAAGTCCATGCCGATGTGCAGCGCTTCGCCGGGCTTTATGCGCTCAGTGGTGGTGCACTCTGAGCGGCTGAACGTGTAGTAGACGACCCCGGCGTAGTTCTCGAAGCTGGCTCCGTACTCCTGCCGGAAGGTCCTAGGGTCCATCTTGCGGCTGGCAGCTTCGAGTTCTTCGGCAGGTACGTTCCCGCCCTGAAGCGACGTGTATTGCCAGCTTTTGTGATCCGGCTCACCGCCTTCCTGTCCGTCCAGATAGGTGTCATAGCAGTGGTTGAAGCCCTTGGGGGTACCGATCCGCAGCGCATGACCGCCTTTGCGCATCTCGCCGCCCGGCAGCGTGTACTGACACGTCGAGAGCATCGGACGCAGGACTTCTTCCCAAGCAGCCCACGGACAGTCTGCCCATTCATCCACCAGGACGAAGAACAGACCAGAGCCACGAAGGTTGTCGTAATTGTCGAGTCCGACTACGCGCATGACGTGGCCAGACTTCAGCGTGATCGAGCATTCTGTTTCGTTGGGACGATGTGCACGCCATGCTTCCGGGATCGCCTGCTTGAGCCGACGCCAGAAGACCCGCTTCGCCTGCTTGAAGGTCGGCGCGCCATACCAGATCTCGTCCTCGATGCTTACGCCCCACTCCGCAGCCAGTCGGGCCGCGCGGCGCATCTCTGCTTTCCCAAGGAACGTCTTACCGAACCGGCGACCACATACGGCATCCCTGAAACGGGCCTGAGGCTGGAACCCCCACACGTAGATGTTCGCCTGCTTCGGCGTCAGCTTGACCGGCGCGTCAAAGGTA